GGATCAGGTGCTCGATGTGCAACCCGCCTTTACCGTCAGCACAGGTGCTGGAGTTTGTCAGAGGCGCTCGGGTGCGCAAGCCGAAAGAGCCGGTAGACGAGCCACCCACCGCGGCATAGAATCTTGATATGAAACAAGGCTTGTACGCGAACATCCATGCCAAGCGCGAGCGCATCAAGGCCGGAAGCGGCGAGAAGATGCGTAAGCCCGGAAGCAAGGGCGCTCCGACAGCAAAGGCGTTTCGTGAATCTGCGAAAACCGCGCTGAAGAAATGAAGGTCGCCAGACTTGGAGACAATGGGAATGATGAAGCTCCTCCAGTTAGGCGTGGCATCGCTGGCGACATCCGTCTTGGAGCGGCTGCGTTCCGTCCGATTGCGGCTCGAGCAACTCGTCTCGCAGGCGCGCAAGCCGTTGCACCCAACCGCCTCGGAGGCAGAACCGAAGGCCGAATCCCGTTTTACCAAGACAAAGACACGCCGACGACGGAAACGAGACTAGTCCCGTGAAGACTCCGGCATGGCAACGCAAGGCTGGGCAGAATCCGAAGGGCGGTCTTAATGAGGCTGGACGCCGGTCTGCGAAGGCTGAGGGCATGAACCTCAAGGCTCCGGTCAAGTCCGGCGACAACCCGCGGCGCGCTTCCTTCCTCGCTCGCATGGGCAACGCTCCCGGCCCGATGAAGGACGAGAAGGGACAGCCGACACGATTGGCACTCGCCCTGCGCGCATGGGGTGCCAGCAGCAAGGAAGATGCTCGAGCGAAGGCCCGAGCGATCAGCGCGCGTAATAAAGGAAAGTGACCGTGCCTTTAATTAAGTCATCCTCTGCTAAAGCTTTTCGCGAAAACATTCGCACCGAGATCAAGGCTGGCCGACCGACCAAGCAGGCTGTCGCTATTGCCTACGCTACGAAGCGATCCGCTGCCGCCAAGAAGGGCGCTGCAAAGCGTAAGGGCTGATGGACAGAGCCGAGCAAGTCCGGCGCGTACTCGAGCTGATCGAGGACGGAATGTCCGAGGCTGCTGCTTGTCGCGAGGTTGGAATCAATCGCGCTACTTTCAGAGCTGCTGCGCTTAAAGTCACGGCTGGTGACAGTTACGCGCGCGCGTTAGAAGCTCTGGCGCAGGATCAGGTCGAGAAGGCCGAGCAAGTTATCGAGGATATGCGCTCTGGCGTCATCGACGCACAGCAGGCTCGAGTCGAGCTCGATGCTCGCAAGTGGTTCGCGTCCAAGTTCCTGCCCAAGCGATACGGCGACAAGCTGGATCTCGAGCACAAGGGCGAAGTCGGTTTGACGGTCGTCGTCAAGCGGTTCACGGATGTCGAAGATAATCCTTCCAGCTAACGACTGGGAGCCTCGCCACTATCAGGTACCGGCATGGCGCGCGCTTGAGGGCGGCACCAAGCGCCTCGCATTGGCATGGCACCGACGCTCGGGTAAGGACGACATAAGCCTGCACTGGGCTGCTGTGTCCATGATGCGCCGGGTCGGCTCGGTCTGGCATATGCTTCCGCAGGCCAATCAGTCACGCAAAGCGATCTGGGACGCGGTAAACCCGCACACCGGCAGGCGACGCATCGATGACGCATTCCCGCCAGAACTGCGCGAGAGCACTCGTGAGCAGGATATGTTCATCCGGTTCAAGAACGGCAGCACATGGCAAGTCGTCGGCTCGGACAACTACAACAGCCTCGTGGGCTCACCTCCGGTCGGTGTGGTGTTCTCCGAGTACGCGATGGCAGATCCGAATGCGTGGGCATTCCTGCGACCGATTCTCGCGGAGAATGGCGGCTGGGCGATCTTCATCTCGACGCCCCGCGGCAGGAACCACTTCGCTCGGCTGGTCGAGTACGCCAAGCAGGATGCCGATTGGTTCGGTCAGGTGCTCACGGTCGAGGATACGAAGTCGATCCCGATCGCGACCATCCAGCGTGAGCGCAAAGAGCTACGCATGGAGCGCGGCGACAAGGAAGCCGAAGCGATTATCCGGCAGGAATACTATTGCGACTTCGATGCAGACATTCCGGGTGCATACCTCTCGGAACTGATCCGCAGCGCAGAAGCCAACGGCAGGATCGGCGACTTCCCGCACGTTATCGGTCAGCCTGTCGGTACTGCATGGGATATCGGTGTCGGCGATTCCACGATCATCTGGTTCTACCAGCTCATCGGTCACAAGGTGCGCATCATCAACGTGCTCGAAGGCTCCGGTGTCGGGCTCGAGTGGTACGTCAAGAAGCTGCTCGCGATGGATTACGTTTACGGCGATCACATTTGGCCGCATGACGGCGCTGTGCAGGAATGGGGCAGCGGTCAGTCTCGAGTACAGGTCGCCGCTGGCTACGGCTTGAAGCCTCGCATCCTCGAGCGTGACTCGGTGGACGACGGAATACAGGCTGCGCGAATGATGTTGCCTGCGACCGAGTTTAATACCGCACCAGATCCGTTCCCGAGCGAAACGGCAGACGATGCGAAGGGCAGGATGACTCGCGCTCTCGACGCCCTGCGGCAGTACAGGCGCGAATACGACGACAAGCTCCAGCGGTTCAAGGACAAGCCGCTGCATGATTGGACGAGCCACTACGCCGATGCTTTCCGGTATCTCGCAAAGGGTCGCAAGCCGTTCCGCGGTACGGAACAGGCCCGTCGTCCGAGCCATCAAGTGGCAGTAGCAGACTACAGGGTGCTGGGGTAGACTACTTGCGCAACCCGAAAGGAGCGCCAGATGTCAAGTCTTTTTAAGCCGAAGATGCCCAAGATCGAGCCGACGCCCCCGCCTCCGACGACGGATCAGGCGCAGCTCTCGCGCATTGAGCAGCGCCGCATGGCTCGTCGCCGTGGCCGCGCATCTACAATCATGTCGACTCCGGGCAGTCAGCAGACTGGTTCGGTTGCTGTTACTCGTTTGCTCGGAGGTGGCTAATGGCTGGGTTCTCACCTGTCGGTCGCGCCCTTTACAAAAAGGGCAAGAAAAAGGGCATGGCTCAAGGGCTCGAGGAAGGCCGCAAGCAGGGCGAGATGGGCGCTGCTCAAGCCATTGCTAAGCGCAAGGATGAATCTGCGAAGCGCGCTCGTGGGATGATGTAATGGCGACCAAGAAGATATCGGCGCTTACGTCTCTCGCGCAGGATTCTATCGATCCTGCCGCTGACGTATTGCCGATCAACGACACCGGATCTGCTGAGACGAAGAAGGCGACCGCGGCTGCAATCGTTGGCAAGTCGATCGGTGCGTTGGCTGCAACATGGAACAACGCGCTCACGACGTTCAAGGCTCGCGTGTTCAACGTCACAGATACCGCATCGGCTGCTGGGTCGCTGCTCGACGATCTGCAAGTCGGTGGCGTGAGCAAGTGGTCGGTGCGCAAAGATGGCGAGCTGACGGTTGGCATCGTCCCAATCGGGCGTATCACCGAAAACGACTACGGTGCGTTCTCGAGCCTTGCCGATCAGACCGCCGTCATCAATACGGCTACTGCCGTTCTCTTGGGGACAACGGACTATTCAAGTGGCATCTCGGTTGTCTCGAATAGCCGAATCACAGTTACCAGAGCTGGATTCTATAAGTTTGATTTCAATTTGCTGCTGAAGAACACAGACAGTTCGTCGCATATTGCTAGTTTCTGGCTGCGCAAAAACGGCACCAACATTGCTAACTCCAATACCGATGCAACGGTTCCGTCTCAAGGCGGCGGCGTTCCCGGTACTGCTGTCGTGACAATCGTGTTCACGCTTCAGTTGGCTGCCAGCGACTACATCGAGGTCATGTGGTCGACGCCTAACGTAGCAGTCACTCTGGATTTCACGGCTGCACAGACTTCACCCACTAGGCCGGTCACACCATCGGTCATCGCAAACATCAATCGAATCGCCTAATCGGAGACTGAAATGGCTGTAGGTATTGTTCTCGCATCTAACGCTAGTGCTACCGGCGCTTGGATTCCTTGGCCGGGTGGCCGCGGTGAGTTCCGCGTCGAAGCCACGTTCGGCGGCGGCACGGTCAAGCTGCAATGCAAGGGGCCGAATGGCACCGCGCAGGATGTCGGCACCGACACGACGCTAACATCTTCGGGTGGCGGCATCTTTGAGCTTGGCGCTGGTGAGATCCGATGCAACATCGCGACGGCGACCGCTGTCTACGCGATGGCTTTGCGTATTCCTGCTCCGACTTATTAAGTCATGCCAAGAACCGCTGCAAGGACGTCATCGAGAACGCTGACGCGATCGTTCACGCGAACGGCGATGGGCGGCGGCCCTCTTGCCCCTGCAACCGTTGAATACCTTGTTGTTGCTGGCGGTGCTGGTGGTGGATACGGAACTATTTTTACGGCTTTCAATGCTTTTCACGGGGACTACATCACCTACGCATGGTTTGGCGGCGGTGGCGGCGCTGGTGGCTATCGTACTGCGACTGGATTGGCTGTAAGTAAAGGCACTACATATACCGTGACAGTAGGCGGCGGTGGTGGTGTTGGTGCGAACGGCGGAAATTCTGTTTTCTCTAGCATTACCTCGACTGGTGGCGGAGGTGGTCAGTATTACGGCATAGCTGCTGGTAGTGGTGGTAGTGGCGGTGGCGGTACTGGCGGTAACGATAGTTATGGAAATAATGCTGGGTACCATCGAGGTAGTCCCGGTTCCGGTACAGCCGGCCAGGGGTATAGCGGATCGTTTCCGGGCGGCGACTGGGAAAATGGGCGTGGTGGCGGCGGCGGTGGCGCTGCTGAAGCCGGTGGAACTGACGGGTTGAGTTTGGGCGGTGATGGACTTACCTCTTCAATTAGTGGTTCCGCTGTGACCTATGCCGGAGGTGGTACGGGCGGTAACGGAACTCGTTATGACGGATCTTTACCCGGAGGTGACGGTGGCGGTG